TTATTTTTTGAGTATCATATCCACTCTTGCATGAACCAAGTCGAGCAATCCTGATATGGTAGTATTTCCGCCGTCTCGCATATTCTCGAGAATACTCAATAATTCTACTGAGCCTAGATATAGCCATGTAATATTGACGGCGAAAGCGTATTGACCTGCCATATAGTCAAAGCACCATGCGGCGCCAGTAGCAAGGCAATATGTTAAAACTTTTGTAACGAAAGGCTTGCGCATATGCTTAGAGGATATTAACCCCTTACCCCATGCAGCTGGAATCGCTATATATTTGTCTAATACGGTTAGATTATCAGCATTTGCCCCCATATCTACAAGCATTTGATACGATATAGCCGCCCATTTTGTGATAAGGTCCAGAAACACTAATAATATAAATATTCCTAGCACCTGCACGTGTTTCAAGCCAATCATATATATCGCTACATCAGCGATTACGGCAAGCAAGGCTTTTAGTACAAACGAATCCGTCAACGTCCGCCAAGCCTCGCTTATAAAATCAGTTAATTCTTGCATGTGTTCTCCCTGTGAATTAATTAATTATTCGTCGTCAGTTTCTTTATAGTACGTACCTACAACTCGGATTACATCGTTGAATTGTTCAGTTAATGGATTCGATATGTATACGGCCTTAGCTTTATACACGGAAGAAAATTGAGCACGTATAGACTGTTCCAGTAACAATTGTACTTGTCGTTGGTTGTTAACAATATAACTCCTATACAGTTTTCTATTAATAGGTACCTCAACAGGCGTAGTATCGTTACCATATTGATAGTATACGGTACTAATATTAGGGTTGTTTAATCCATTCAACGTAGTATAGAGATTATCCACTGGAATTTTACTAGTCTCCGCATAGCCTATAATTTTATTAGGGGTATTAGAAGTAAACTTAAATTCTGTTACGCCGTCATACACCCAAGCAGGTCTATCAGAAATATCATAATTCTTATCGATATTATCTGTCTGATTCGTGAGGTCAACTGTTAATACATTACCCTCTTTAAATACACGAATCCCATTTTTATCAGTGAATTGTAACTTCTTGAATCCTGCGATAATAATATGAGAAACTTTTTCACCTAACATATTATAATAATTAACCGCTATATCATCTTTGTCATATGTTGGGATTTTAATAGTAGCTGTTCCATTAATAATTTCTGTAGGCCTTGTATTATCAATACCGACTTTATAATGGTCTTCACCCTGTAAGAATAGAATTGTATCTCCCTTTTGAGGTTGTGTAAATGTTAAAGGCTTAACATCTGACCGCGGGAACGGCTTACTTATATTACCAATTAAGGCGGTGAGTACATTGTCAACGCTGGCACTTTCGCACCACACGTTACCTTGTAATAAGAGTTGATGAGCATTGTCTACCGTAGCACTTGCGCCGTCTCGTCCGTCCTCACCTTTATCACCTTTGGGGCCTTTTAAAGCCTCTAATTGTTCGGCTGTGAAATCCTCATAGCGGAATGGGTCGCCTTTTGGGCCTTGCTTTCCTTGTTCGCCCTGTAATCCTTGCGCCCCCGGAATAACAATATCAATCACTTTCGGAACCTTTGCTTTAACGTTCACATATTCAAAGTTATTTGTATCTTCCATAATTGCACCCCCTAATGTGCTGAAATATCATGAATGAATTTCATATCACCCATTACGATTTTAGTGGTCTCGTTCCCATGAATAAGGAACACATCATATTGACCGCTCTTATAATTGCGGTTGATGTTCTTAGTTGCCTCGGCGCTGATTGTGCAGTAAATAATATTCTCATGAACCACACATTCAGCCTCGGCCAATAATTTGCCCTGCACGCTACGCACTTTCATGATTGCCGTGCAGTTGCTTAAATCAAAATCGGCACTGACCTCGTAACCTCTACGATAATCAGCGCCGATGTGTAATGTCTCTGGCTCGTTTCTTATAAAATTCATTTTGTGACTCGCTTATTCAATTTCTGTAACTAATACCCCAAGCATTTTATTATTTCCTACTGGCATTGTAACCACATCGTCAAAGAAATATTCTGTTTCTGGAGCGTCATCGTGATTTGCAGTTGCATGAGCTACACTAATTTCTGCATATATACCTATTGTGCGTTCGTCGATAAAAGAGTAATAGAAGAATATACAACTACTACCCCTAGTACCAATGATACAAGACGGCGTGCTTACAGGGCACACTGCGATAGGTTTATCGAATTTATATTCTGCGATTTTAATATGGCTTCCAACAACACCCCAGTAGGTGTATGGTTCGTATTCTTCTGGCGGGTAGTTTTCACTGCCTTCTATATATCCAACTCCCCACTGGTTATGTGAAACATATTTTTTAACAATATCATCAACATATATGTATTTTTTGACTTGAAGATATTTATTTGCCGATGAAAAAATTAATTTTTGATGTTCATCATACACTTCTAGGCCTTCATTACTTTTCTTATAATCAGTAGAATACACGAAACATTTAAAACTATGAGGGCTTGAAGGGCTATGTCTAACACCGCACATAGAAGAGGTATCGGCAATTCCCCATGTGTCAGTAAATGGTCCATATCCATTAAAGATACCTTCTTGATAGCTTGGCGTTAATAATTCAGTCTCGTTTTCTGTGATTTTTAACATAAACCCTTTGTTAAAAGCGTCTTTTCCATTTGGGGCAACAAAAACCAAATCATCTTCTTTTTTATTGATTACAAAATGTGGCTCGTTATAACTGTATATTTGATACCCGAACGCGCCTTGTGTAGGGGTTGTTATAATCTCTTTTAATGCTAAATTTTTAAAAGAATCATTGATAATGGTTGTTCCCTCTGTATTTGATACTCTAATATACTCCATAGATGATTTTGTACCTCCTTGTATTAATCGGAATAGCTGTATTTTCAATCCTATAAAAAATTTGATTATCTTTAATATCAATTTGTATAGGTTGAACCATAAAAGGTTTATTTTGCTCGTAAGATATAACAGACGCGAACGCAAAAATTTGCTCATTTTTTTGTTTTTCAATAGTAATCACCCCGCTATAATCTGTTACTATATGTGTGCCTAAAAATCGCGTTAATGTCGAGTTTAGGCTTAACATTAAAGCTCCTTTTTTATCATATATATTAAAAACCGCTTTAGTTACTCCCATATGCCTATCCTTACCCTTAACTGATTGTTTTCATCAAATACTTGAATCAAGTCATCACTAATTTCAACCCGAGCGCCACTCGTTTTAGTTCGCAATGTGCCGATTGTACCCGTGATAGTTGATAGACTATCAACTTGCATTTTATCAGCAGTAACAGCTCCAGCCTGTATCATGCCTTTTGTAATGACATCATTATCAAATAATGCGTCGCCAGTAACATGCAATAATTTGCCGTCTATGCGTGTACCTGCTGGGCTCAAATTAATACGGCTCACCAGTTCAGCGCCGTCAATATTATTGATAGCTTGCGTTACTTTCAAATCAATACCGCTCGAAATCTGCGTGATTTGTGAATTTACGTTATTTTGATAATCGCTCAAAGTGCGCTGGTACGCATTGCCAAGGTCGATTATCTTGCTATCCATGCCATTGACGGTGGTCTTGACTGTGCCGACTTCGCCTTTTAAATCGTTTACAGCTTTGTCTATACCCTCTAGGCCTAGGCTTTCCATATCGAGTAGGGACTTATCGATTTTAGCTTTTACGGCTACATTTTCGGCGCTACTGCGTGGCCCCTCTCCGAACATGTCAACATAGGCAACTTGTACAGCGTATACGTCAGCCTCGAGCGGTACATTAATAGCATTTGTAGTGATGTAATACACATTATCATCGATATATACGTTCGCACCCTTGCAATTCACTGGAATAGGCTCAAATGTAACACCTATACCGCTGATATTGGCTGTTGTTTTGACTTTGGTCGGTTGCTTTGGTATAGGTATGTTATAAGTCAATTCGGCTGGTGCTCCGTATCCTTTAGCGGGATTATGAGCGATACAATACACTTTTGAGGTGCGCTCTGTTAATAATGTGCTGAATGTGGTGTTATTACTTCGGCCGATTAGCCCGTCATTTTGCCCTGCGTTGAGGTCTAATCTGATTTCATAATAATCTACATCGGCATTTCTAACTTCAAGCCAATTGAAATGTGCCATATCGCTGAACGAAACAGAAAAACCTTGAGGGGCGTTCGGTATTTCGCTTTTCATCTCAACTGTAATGCTTTTAATTAAGCCCTGCGATGCGTTGCCATGCGTGTCCTTTACTTGCAATTTCACATCATATGTATGCCCTAATTCGCACCCGCTAACTGTGATAAGGCCCTCGCCAGCACCGCCATATTTCCATGCGCCACCTTGCTCTCTATACCACAATTCAACTGTATTAAGGCTATTGATACGAGGTACATCGAATTGAGCCACTACATCAAAAGATAATACGCCGTTACCAATTTCGTAATATTTGGTATATAGCGCTAAATTGCTAACCTCTGGGATATAGTAAGGTACTATCTTATACGGGTAAGCTTGCACTTCATCAAGACCTTGCTCATTCGTGCCGAACAGGTTCATTGATGTAAACTTCAAATATACTGTTTTCCCTATATCTTCCTTTCGGTAAGTATGCCTATATAGCGCCTCATCAATACGAATAAACCGCGTACCGCTTGCGTGGTCTGTTGGTATGGTTGCATATTGTCCGCGTACTAATCCAGTCAGTTTATAGCTGCCGTCGGTTTGTAGCTGTGCGCCCTCATAGCTTAAAGCCTCGCCGTCAATCCATGATAGGGTATTCGCACGTTCGGCGTCGATGTGTGTGCCACCTTTTATGCTACCTTGATTAAGTTTTACACTTACGCCGTCGCCTGTATTAGACAATACGGTAAGAGTTCGCCCCATGCGAGCCTGTTGCGTGATAGAACCTACTCTTGCATAGTTCTCATCGTTGTCTGATAACCACACGGAACAGCCGCCCCAGCCGCTTGGCGCATTTACGCCGATAAATACTTGATTACCGCCAACGTCGCCGACTGTTTGGAATATTGCCACATCATTGACACTAGGCGCCTCTTGATTGTAATCCACAAAAGGCCGCTCGTTTTCATGCACGTCATAACGTGCTGGCGCGTATGTCCCTGCTGGCTTGCCCTCAGCCGTGAATTCAAGTTGCCCGTCGGCTGCCTCATTCACTGCGGTTATAACTACAATTTGCCTGTTGAGTTGACACGCCTCATCTGTGAGCGTTACAAGGTCGCCAACTTCGAGCGTACAAAAGGCCCAATCTAGCCTAAAAGTATACTGTGTTTTTGAATACAGCCGTTTCATGGCTAATTGTTCCGCATAGTACTGCGCTCTAGCCTTTGTATAAAGGTAGTGAGCCGTTTTCTTAGAGGCTGGTTTGAGTCCGTTTTTTTGCACGTCCGCCACCACTTCAAAAGATACTGTTTCTTTCTCGTAGCTATTGGCGCGGTTAATGAATTCGACTGTCGCCTCATTATATGCCTCGCTCGTATCCTTTCGCTTATATAAAATAAGCTGCCCGTCTGTGCCTGCGATAAAATCATCAGCCGTGAGGTCATATTGAATTTGATTTTCTGGCGTCCAATCGCCTACAGGCTTATCGGCCAAAGGTACAATTTTAAGGCGGTCGGTACTCCAAAATACAAGGCTGTTAGTAATCTCTGCTATATCGTTGATAATCCTTTGAGCCTTTTCGCTCTTTTGCTCGGGCGGTGTGCTGATTAATATATCGGCCGCTCTACAATAGGCCCGATAGTTCTCAATGCCCTTGATTTGCACATCGGCCCCAACTGATTGTAGTACATGCTCGATATAGTCGGCTGGATTTACGTCAATTCCGTCGCCTGTATCTCTGAGTTTACCCATAATTTCAAAGTTGTATTGTGGCAAGCTGCCACGCTCGCCCAAATCAACCACGCCAGCCATGTAAGCCAATCCGCTATATGGTAGTGCTTTGTCTGGGTGCTTAGATACCATGTAAGGCCAAGGCACTTGACCTTGCTCACCATTGAATAAGGTAAGTTCGATTTTTTCACTAGGATAAGTATATATTTCCTTATCTCGCCATACCTTTCCGATGCCAGCGATAGGCCCCTCACACAATGCAATAGCCGCCGCCACTGTATATGTATAAGTAATTTCGGTGTGTTTTGAGCCGCCGCCTTTACCTGTTCGAGTGGTGCTTCGATGCTCATGAGCTGTGAAATCCTCATAGTCGATGATATTGCCACTAACTCGAGTAGTCCCTAATATTTCTGGGACTACTTCGCCATAAGAGGCTGTATTTATTTGAAAATCGGCTATCATGTCGGCGCGGGTTGTAGTATTTTTCCCTCTATGAAATAGAAAGCCCATTATTCACACTCCTCTCTGTAGCGATATACTGCTCTTAATCGTGAACGGCCTTTTTTATCGAAAAATAACACATCATCAAGTTTTGAAATAATCACGCCATAGTCAACAAATGAATGTATTACAAGCCCTTTCCCTATATATATGGCGCCGTGAGAAATACATCGGCCATATTGATATAGTAGGAAGTCGCCAATTTCAAGCGGTGCGCCCTCTTTCACCTCATCGGCTACTTGCTGCACATACTTGAGGTATTTTTCCTCGGAATGGTGCAGGTGCCACTCGTTTGAATAGTCCTCTATGTCAATTCTGTCGCGTTTCATCACGCCACTATCAACAACTGCCGCAACGAGCAAATAAGAACAGTCAACGCCTACGCCTTTAACCATTGAATTATTGACATACGGCGTACCTAACCATTTAACGGCCGCATTGGCGATTTTCTCGCCTGTTGTTAATTCATTAATATCTGTCATCGTATGCTCTCCTTTAACGGAACGTAAGGCGTCGCCCTGTTTCTATCCCAATTATTGAATTTATTCTTGCACTCTGTAGGGGTTTTATTGCAACCCGCATATATATAGAATTGGTCGCCAACTCTTGGGCTTACTTCGAGGGCGCTCATATACAGAATTACGCCGTCATTGCTTTGTAATATCTGTGTTGATTGCCCTGCCATTGGGCCAGTGATCCAATCTATACCGCCAGCCGTGTAATAGCCATTCTCAAATGGAATATCTATTCTTATAGAATTGGCACCGCTGCCGAGGCCTGTAACCTTGCCGCTTTTGCGGAACCGCTTAATATCAACACCGCACTCCTTAGAGTACACGCTGAAAGGGCATTGAGGATAATATCGGCGGTTAGGATATTCAATATTGAGCTTTTGCACGATTGATTTTACATTTAGCTTTAATGTGAGGCCGCCGCCTTGCGTAACCTCACATAAGCCAGTAAATAAACCAACTACACCGATGATTTTATAGCTATCGTCAAAGAATGCTCGGCGTAGCGTCATCTTGGCGCCATCAAATCCACCATTATGAGCCACCGCCATAATAGGGACGCCGCCTATTGTATCCTGTTCATTTGTCGAAATACTAACAGTCATTTTATCAACGCTTACAGTGCTGTTTGTGGTTATCTTATCCCTTATGATAATAGGCCCATTACTCTTATAGACTTGGCCGTTATAAGAAACGTCCGCGTCTGAATCGGCCCAATAGTAAGAGACACCGCTGCGTAGTCGCAACTCATAGAGGTCGCAACTTACGAAATACTTATCATTGTTTAGGTGCTGCCTTAGCGCCTCATTTACCGTTTTCATGATTGCCCCCTATCGAGTTGTAACTAATTTGAATGTTTTCGATTTATAAACATCAGTAAAAATATACTCGGCCGTCATATCGCCGCTAAACCGCACTAACCAATAGTAGGTATAATCTGCGGTTATAACTGCATTCGGTGCTACTGTCTCGCCTTGTGCTAACTTTATAACACCTTTATCACTAACTGCACGAATCGGCGTACCATTGGCGTATAATTTCAAATCCTCAACATGATAAACAGGCTCGAGGAAGTCGCCGAATTTTCTCACGGCTTGCCATGAACCCTCTGAGCCTGTGCCGAGTTGTATGCCTTTTTCTTGATTATCCTCAGGGTCTAGCCATAAGAAAGGAATTGTACCGCCCTTTGTCTTAGAATAAAACCCCATGAGTTCCTTATATTCCGCTGGTTTAAGTACCTCGAAATCTGTCGAAATCGTATATTGCGGATATTTCCATGTTGTCATGGTCCGCACCTTACCCGAGCCAGCTGTTTTAGTTTTTGTGTCCCATTTTTGAATTTTTTGAGACTTCCACCCCAACGAAATAATCTTAGGGAATTTCAATAATTTTGCCATGTTACCACGTCCCCGCTGTTGTTACGAATTCCCTATCTTGATTTACAAAGAATTGACGTAAAACCCTACCGCCTCGACTTTCAAGGAACCCGCCAAAGCTTTCGGCGTCAATCGCATTGATGTTGATAGTAGTGCCGCCAGTACCTGCGCCACCATTGGCGCGGTTGATTCCGTCGCCTAATCTGTCAAATACTGTGTCAGATAAAGGAAGAACAGCCTCTTCATATTTACCCTCGCCAATTTGCGCAAGGGTAGCGCCATAGGTAAGACCACCCTCGGCCAATTTTGGCATGCTCTTATTGCTGAACATAGCGCCAAAGTTACCGCCTTTGAGAGAACCGCCTAAATTACCAACGCTACTCAATGCCGTTGCCTGTGCTATGCCTGCCGCCGTGCTACTACTCCAAGCAGCGAACCCAGCCGCCGCACTAGCGCCAAACGTTGCCATACTAACCTGTTGGGCTAATTGGGACCATGCAGGAAGTTGAGCTTGTGCCGCTGCAATGCTGGCCGCTGTTTGTTGCGACTGTAGCATTTTGCCAAGAACGGCCTGCTTAACTTGTGCCGCTACCCATTGAGCCAAACTATCGGCGATTGTTTTCAATATGGCTTTACCCATATTTTGAAAAGCTTGTGTAATCGTCATAGTGCCTTGTAATAATCCAGAAATGCCCTCTTGCAATTTATCAATACCAGCACTTGCAGCATCCCATATTAACTTTTGACCGTTGAAATGACTGTTCATTACTGCGTCTTGATACTCTGCAAGTAGTTCTTTTTTAAGGTCATAGCTTTGTTGGGTTGCTACATATTCATCGTTTAGCGCTTGCTGCAATGCCTCAAAGTTCTGCGTACGCATAGCCTCGTCAATGTTCCATTTTTCCTCTTGTAGCTCTCGTTGTAACTGTGCGGACTTAGCATTAAATTCTTGTTGTTTGGCAAGAATCTCCGCATTCTTCATTTCTTCAAAAGAAATCATACCGTCTGTTGTTTGCTCAAACGCAACGCCACGAGCTTTTAATTCGGCTATGTATGCTTGCTGTCCTTTAGGGTCTAACTTCACAAATTTATCTTGCATTTCTGCATACTTATCTGTGATTTCATCAATAGCATCCATATAATCATGTTTCAACTGCGTCATAGGGGATACGCTACCAGTGGAATCCTTAGGCGCTATGTTGAAATTGAAATCTTTTACATAATCTCGTACAGATTGCTCAATTTCTAGTAGCTTTTGAGCCTCTTCCTGCTTGGCTTTAGCGCGTTTATCTGAATAGATAGCCTCTAAGTTGGCTAAATCCTCATTATAATTGACATTTGCGGCTTTCGATTTGTCGAGTTCTTCAAGTTCTTGCTTGTATTCGAGTTGTACAAGGCCTTGCTTATCCCCCAACATTTCAAGGTAAGATTGTAGTATTTTTTTATGCGTTTGTTCGGCCTCTTTGACGAGTTCATCTTTACCGCCAGAACCGCCACTTCCGCCGCTACCACCGCCAGCACCAGCACCGCCGCCAATATCTTCGCCGCCGCCACCGCCACCACCAGCACCCATGTCAGCGGCTCCACCACCAGATAAACCCTCAGTGATTTGCGAGGCCATACTAACACCAGTATTTACAATATCTTGCGCCGTGTCAGCGCTAATAGTGTCAACCTGTTGGATAGCTGTGAATGTACCGCCAAAGAATTTAGCTACTTTTTCGCCTACGCTATTGAGTTTGTTAATTAACCAGTTAAGGGCCTCTATAATCTTATTCACGCCCCAAACAGCGGTATGAACGATAGTAGAGAATACCGAGCTTAATGTATTACCGAACCCATTAGAGGCGGCTGCTGCCGTTGCGAATACAGTAATCAATGTCATAAGAATTGATACTAATAAGCCGATTGGATTGGCTCTCATTACAGCATTAAGCACACGTTGAGCCGTCGCAAGTGTCAGCGTACTGCCACGCAAGGCTATAAATAGGGATTTTAATACAGTAGTACCAACAGTTAAAGCCCCCACTGTTAATATAGTACCTTGAATTGCTACTCTAACTATTGTCATAGCAACGCCATAGGCTCTAGTCGCTACTTCCGAGGCTAATTGTGCCGTTTTCAATGCTACTGTTTTCACTGTAAGAGCCGCCGTTTGAGTGCTGCATAGTGCCATAGCCGCCCTATATGTAGTAAACGCTACAACAACGGCCAATACGGCTGCGCTAACCCTTGGCATGGTAGTGATAAATAAGCTTGTAAAGCTGCGTATCGTTTGGCTTATGACTGTAATAATCGCTTTCAGCCCGTTAAATGCAGCGCCTATGATGCTAATCGAGGCCGAGGCCATAACTGCCATAGAACGAATCGCAACGCCAACGCCTTGAACGAACGCTTGAAAGTCGCCGTCTTGAGGAATTGCCGAAAGCTGCTCAAGTACAGGCTGAAAGGCTAATAACATTTCATTCTGGATAGATTGACCTACTTCGGCGAACGTCATCGGAATTTCAGCAAATTTTGCATTTGTTTCCTCAGCACTATTGAATAGTGCCTCTTTGATGATGTCGGCGGTAATCAACCCTTGCGAAGACATATCTTTTAATTGACCTACAGTAAGGCCCATTTCTTGCGCAATAGATTGGGCGAGCATTGGCGCGTTTTCCATAATGGAATGGAATTCATCGCCTTGCAATTTGCCCGCTGCCATAGCTTGCGTTAATTGGTACATAGCGGCGCTTGATTCTTCGATACTAGCCCCAGATATTTTGAATTGCTTATTCAACTGCTCGACGAACATAATCGCCTCATCATTCGAGCTGAATGCGTCTTTCGCTAGCATATTAAGCTTGGCTACACTATCAGCCATATCTACATAGCTACCACGGGACCGCTGCGCCGCATCGAATACCTTATCCATGATTTCGGCCGTGGTTTGCGTTCCGTCATTAATAAGGTTAATTCGAGAGCGTACGCTGGTTAATTGGTCGGCGGTCTGTGCTGCTGCCGTTGCCACGTCCTTGACGGCTGTCGCGGCTATCCCTATACCAGTAACAGCGCCAGCGAATTGCAAGCCCTTATTGACTTGGCCCATTATGGATTTAATTTCATCGCGAATGCCAGCTGCCTCTTTGGCTACCTTGCTGCCTGCCTCTGATACGCCTTTCGGTATATCTGTACTCAGCTTATTGGCAACCTTGTTTATAGCCGCCTGTGCCTCTGTACTGTCCGCACTAATTCGTACATTGATATTACTATCTGCCATTGTCTATATTTCACCCCCTGCCTCTCTAAATTCACGAATAAAATCCGCCTCATCTTGGCGCTTTTGTGCATCTGTAGGCGGATATAAAATATCTATAAATTTTTTCGGCTCAATTGCTTTTGATAATTGCGTGTTCATGATGTTTGTTACCCAGAACGCTCTATTCTGGTCTTGGATTTTGCAACGTCGTTCATAGCCATGTACGAGTTTCCTATACTCAATAGGCTGTAATCGCATTAATTCCCAAGGTTTTAACTCGAGTACGCTATACGCAATTTCTTCGGCATTTCTTAGCCATAAAGAAAAAGAGGGGGCGCGTTGGCCCCCGTCTAGTTTTTTAATTGTTCGGCCTCTTCCTCGATTGCCAATTTATCGGCTTTTGTGAGTTCGTCGGGGAACATTTTATAATACATTTTCATGCCGTATGCTCCGCTCGCAACAATCGCTTTCATTAATGGCGCTTGCAGCGTCAACAAGCTTACATCGCTATCTTCCTTAGAAAGTAAATCGTCAATCAATTCAAAGTATTGCTGAGGGTTCCGCTTATGGTGTTTCATGCCGATAGCGTAACCCGAAACAATACTATTAATAGGCCATGTCGGCATTTGTAAAAGTTCACCAATAGGCTTGCCTACTGCCGCCTCTAATTCCATGAGGCGCTGAATGTTGAACATAATATAATCGCCGTCTCTAAATAAATTACATGTAACTGTTTTCATAAATAACTCTCCTATTGTTTAGCGCTAAAAAAGTAGGATTATTCTGTTGAATTAACCGCCAACTGCTTGGCTGCCTGCTGGTGCGTCTTGTAATTCGGATAAAGGACCGACGCCGTTCAAGGAGCCTTTATAAGTCGCTACGCCGTCATGAGGCGTGTTGATAGATAACTCTGTTACGCTGGCGATACCAGTGAAATAGCGTTTATCTGGGTACTCGAATTTAATCATTACATTGTCGCCGTCAAGGAATGCTTTTTCTAATAGTTTTAAGCTTTCCTCTTTTGGCATGAGCAATGTTTCGATAGAGAAAGACCATTCTTTAAGACCTGCAATAGTGGATTTCCAACCGCCAGAACCTTTGTGAGATGCGTCAATGCTATCAGCTTTACGAGAAAGGTCGCCGCTACGTTGGCCGCCTAATAATAGCCATTTAGCGCCAGCTTTTTCATCTGTGCCAACGTTTAAATATAAAAGGTAGTTCTTGCCAGCCGTTGGCATATCTACCGCCGTTGGTTTATATAGTTTTGTTTCAGCCATTAATAAATACCCCCTTTAGTATCATTGTTTAAATCATACAAACGAGCCTCGAATCTGTATTGAGTACCGATAAACGGCCTCATACTATCATTGTCATCTGTTTTGTTGGTGCAGCGAATATCAACAACTTGGTACCCGCTATTTTGCAATACACAATATTCCTCGTTAAGCACGCCACACGCCTCACGAAACGCAATCAAGATTGTCTCTATTTTGCTTTCAAGTTCAGATATTTGTGTATAGGCTGTACTAAATTCGTTGCTATCTGATTTAGTCCATACTTCAACATAAAACTCTTGTTTCAGCATGTTATGCACTTTATCGTCTATCGGCGTACATTCGCCACGGCCTAGCATTACCATGCCAAGCGTATCGACGCCAGCATTTTTAGGATTTAAAAAGCCGAGTTCGACTTTTCCGTCAAACCCAGCTTTCTCGATTGTGTATTTAATTTTATTCAATAATTCAAGCCACATATTAACCACCTCGATAAAGCGGGATACATCTATATCCCGCATACTTCGCTGGCTGCCCTGTTAGTTGCTCCGCCGTGATTTGGTTTTCTAAAACCGCTATTCTAGCATTGATATATGTCAATTTCTTAGAATAATAATCATCGTCTTGGCCGTTTCGACTATACGGCCCTACCAATGAGGCTGCTTTATTCATGCATGTCTCTCGATAGCAGTATAGCGTTACGAGTTCATCAGCAACAAATGAACGAATTACATCGCTCTCTTGTACGCCTAGCCGTTTAGCCAGTACATACAGCCATTGCTCAGCTTTTGTCAGCGTTGTTTCAAGCACATTAGGGCCTAGTAGCTCATCATTAAATGTCATCTCTTGAAATTCGTATAGCATATATCAAACCCCTTACAGTTTAATTTCTAAATGCGTGCGGTTAGTGCTTAACTCAATATCTCGAGCCACATCATTGAGAGATACATCAACCGCTTTTGAGAATATATCACGAATTTCATCACGGCTATGGTCTAGCGCCTCGTATAAGAACGGGTCGGCCTTTGTGCCTCTGTGATGCACACGTTTAGCGAATACAAACCCATTACCACCGATTGGAACCCAACGCAACGCCTTTTTATTCTTCGGAAAAATATCATGCGGCTTAGTTCCCTCATGCACGAATGGGCCATAATATGCTGCTTGATTGTCGATATATACCTCTGCTGTCTTATCGCCAATCATGCGCACATCAATAGCCCTCTCGAGTTGCCCCGTGTGCGATGTGAATTTATGGTTATTTTGCGCCGCTGTTTGTACCTCTCTAGCGCTAGCCTTTACCGCTTGCCTCAATCTTTTTTCAAAGACTTCGCGCGCATTCATGATTATTTCTTACTGGATTTTGTAGACTTTTTCCCGCCGTCTGTTGGTTCTTTGTCTGGCTCTTTATCGTCTACGCCGTCCGCGCCGTCTGTTGGTTCTTTGTCTGGCTCAAATGCAGGCTCTAATGTAAAGCCCTCATCAAGCAATTGTTCAAGAATGAATTCATCATCTGTGTATTTGACTACATTCATTCGTACAAGTCTGTATTTCTCCATGATGTACCCCCGTTAATTAAGCGCCAAAGTTAGCCCATACACTAGCCAAGCGATTTTTTGGAACCCATACATCGTGGAATTTACGATAATCAATAGACCAAGCATTTGCCTGCTGTGTAGTGTTAGGGTCAAAAATACGCATATTGTCAGTTTTAGATACTGCAATAGCTGCCGCACGGCTCATAATAATCCAGTTGATAGCTTTCGCGCCTGTATCAGCTTTAAAGCCGCCCTTTTCTTGCCCGCTAGTTGTGCCGTCGTTGAATACATATTGAGATTTCATGCGAGCGCTAGGAACGCCAATAATAGGGATTTCGTTATACGTACGAACACGAGTATTATATGCGCCTTGTGTAAAGTTAGCTACATCGAGCAAGCCTTTAGCACCTGCCGCCTCGTTCAAAATGCCTTGAACGCGTGCGCTCATTACGATTACAAGGTCGCCAGTTTCGCCGATTAAGTCCTCGATTTCCATAACTTCCTTGTTTAATTGTTTGATGATATTCGTATCATCTGGCGTAAATGCGTTTGTTTTGCGACTTTCACGAGTTGCATATGCAGCCACTTTGGAATAACGATAAGCATCAACTTCTGGAATTACTTGTTCCCTTTGGAATGCAGTCATAACATTTGTACCTGTTGCTAGGAAGTTTGTTTCATCTACATCCATAGAATCAAGCAAGAATTTACGGCCGCGGTCTTGTGTGAGTTTGAAATCTTCAAATTTCAAAGATACACCGCCACGATTATAACCATTATCACGGTCATAATTCGCTAAGCCGTCAACAGATAAAGTAGGAATTTTTACGGTATCGCCGCCGTTATATTTAATTTGGCCAGCGTTTACTTCCATAAAGCCAGATGTTGCACCTACTACCATTTGTTGGTCTAGCAAGGTTTGAAAGTTTTGAGCCATTTGTAAAGTATTAATTGCCATGTTTTACCTCTTTTCTATAAGTGAGTAAATTAATTATTTTCGCTAGGTGGTTTAATGCCTGCGATTTTAAACATTTCGGCAAGTTGCGTATTACCGCCGCCTACATTGCCAGCACCTGCACCGCTGCCGCCATTTTGTGCAGGTTTAACAGCATAAGGCTTATCAGCAAGGAACGACGTCGCACACTCTTCAATAGTTCCGATAGTGCCGTCCTCTTTCTTCCAGCCATACGAGCCGTCCTCTTGCACGCTAATTTGTCCAGCGATGAGCTTGCTGAATGTTTGGGCGTCTGTACAATTTGCCTTTGTTAGTGCCGCAATAGTTTGGGCGCTAATTTCTGAATCGGTACGCTTTTGAATTTCATCTTGTCGAGCCTTTTCTGCTGCCTCGTATTTGTCTGTAAGGCCTTTAATTTGCTTTTCAAGTGCAATAATTTCGGGCGTTTTTTGCCCTTTGTTCGCCTCGTACTCGTCAACTTTACCTTTTAACTCGTCGCGCGCCGTTGTTAATTCGGTAATTTTGCTTTCAAGTTTTAGGCGTTCCGTTTTCGCCCCGTCATTGATTTTGGAAATCTCGGATTTGAACCCTGCAATTAGGTCTTTACCGCCCTCAATTCCCTCTAATTTTGCGTACAATTCTGCTAAAGTCATGTATCTGTCTCCTTTTCAACATGAATGCGCCACCTTTCGCCGCTTGCTACTTAATGGCAATATAAAAGGCTCACACCTTCGCCAGTGTGAGCCTGTAAAAACAATTATTTAATTTTAGCAATAAAAAAGCGCTTACAACATAGTAAGCGCTTTAACTCTCTTCAATCACTTTAAGAATATCGGATGTTTTGATTTCATAAATATCCGAATCGGCATTTTCGACTTGAATATAGCCGTCTTTATAAAAGTGTAAGAGCGTTACTTCTTCACCATTTTTCAGTTTAACAACATCAAGCTCTTTCATTTAATCTTATCCTCGGGTTTTACATAGGTACTAATAAGCCTAGGAATTTTTGAGCCTGTATCAATTTGCCACGCCATAACCAACTTAATGCGTCCACCTTTTAGCGAATCAACATATTTCGTTAATTCGTACCGCGTGCCATGCTTATTAACTCCTTTTTCAGTGATTTTAGAATCAATAACTGATTTCCTTAAAAACTGTTCAAATTCCTTTGCCCTACTTAAATTATATCCTAAATACTTTTCAAAAGCTACGGCCTTTGGGCCGCCTTGCTTATGTTCTTTGTTTAAACAGTATTTTGTGATTTTATCATCCTCAATTGTGAGCGAATCAATATTGCTGAATGCTTCATATAACGATTTCGGTCGTCTAACCTCAAATATATCACCACTCCACCCGCGCGCTCGTTCTGTCCATGATTCTTTACCGCCACTAACAACACGCCTGCCATGAACGCCAAGAATGCGCTCTTGATTGACTTTAGACAATGAATTAATGTATCGCTTTCCGCCCTCTTCGATGTTTTCTTTTGCTTGATGTATATCAACCTCAAAATCATAAACAGGGGCAATCTTGCATAAACAGTGAGGATGAGCGGGTAACGTTGGAAATTTATCTTTTGGATATATTCCTTTACCCAGCCCGTAGAAATCAGCATTTGCATACACGTCGCATATATCACATACAGGGTGGCGACTGTTTAGCTGCCACTTCAAGGCCACTACATCATCATCGTTATTATAACGTAGCATTTGCCCGTCTGCGTAAGCTCTCGCCGCCTCTGTGCGTGCTATCCGTTCGGCGTTGTATCGTGCTTTCTCTTGCACGGCTACGTTTACCGATTTTGATAGGTCAATCGCACTCGCCTCGTCAATGGCTTTTATCAATCCAGTATATGCAGCGCGTAGGCTCGGCGTTGTATTCTGCCGAACCCGTCTTTCTGTTTGGCGTAGCACATGCTTGAATTGAGCTACTTCATCATCATTCAAATAGTTAGGCCATTTTAGCCCTCTAACCATTTCGATATATTTCGGTAGCTTATCCTTTTGAATTGTGCCGCCGTTTCCGTAACCCTCAAATATGGCTCTTGCCATTTGCTTGATTGATTTACCACGTTTCAACGATTGCCGAATCACTTCCGCCGTATCTCGTTGTATCTTGGTCGCATTATTGTGCAGTCTCGTTGATAAGGTTAGTCCGTCGCTCGTCCAAGCCCCTTGCATAGCCTCGCTAATTGACTGCGTAGAGTAATTAAAAGGCATATGGCCAGCTGCACGATTGGCAACCAGCACGCCATGATATGCATTATTGAAATTCTGCACCATATCAGCCGTAAGAGGCGCCTCTAGCAATTTCATAATAGGATAAGACTTATAGGCCACTCTAACCGCCATATCGGGCGAATAGCCAAGGTCTATAAGTTCCTTTATCATACGTTCAAATTGCTCGAGCGCCTCGTCAATCGTTTTCGCCGTCTCTGTTTTCTTCATCGTCTACGCCCTCATCATTGCCATGCGGTGCGCCGCTGTCTAACTCATCAAATACTTTATTCTGACGTGCCTCATCGGCTGCTTTCTGCGCCTCGTTGATGATTTCGTCTTTAACCTCTTTTTCAAGATTAGGCATATAAGCGTCAATCACTTTCTTTAAGATTTCACTATCGAATGTATCAGAATTAAATTCAAGGTCCTTCGCCTGTTGCGCCTGTGTTAGGCTTTCCGTTACATCGTTGACTTTGAAATCTCGAGGGTACTCGCAAGAATACTCGATATTATCACCGCTCCATAGTTTATATAACGCGATAATGTCATATTCTGCGTTCTCGCATTGTACTGCAAAATCAGAAAGTCGCTGATTAGTACGCTCAAAGTCCCATTGTTTAGCAACGCCACTCTTAGCTTGCTGCACTCCAATTACTGAATCAATACCACTCATGCGATACATTTCATTGATGAGCTTATCAATTTGAGCCATAAGCACCTCAGCGGGCCCCTTATCTGGTGCGATAAAGCCAGGCGCCTTTGAGGAATCATGAGGATATGCGAGCAGGTTATCCGTTCCGATTGTTACATCTGAAAGGCCGTTACTATCTACTGGCATAGTCAAGATTGAGAATGTTTGATTGTAGAGAATTTGAGACAATAATGAGCATAGGTTATAAACATGTGCATTCGTTTTGGCGATACTCAAATACTCGGGCGGTGGTAATATATCCCGCTTACGAGCAGCACGGCCAAACCACTGCACAATAGGAATACGCCCGATATTATGCTCGCCCTCGCCAATCGTCTTGCCGTCGCCGTCTTTGATACTCCATGAGGTAGGCGTCCAAGTATGGTATTGTGTTTTGACTGTGCCGTCCGCATTTGCCAAGTATATCGCATAGGTAAATACAGATAATCGGCCATTATCATCGAATGTGAAATTCATTACATTCTTAGGCTCTACCGCTGTTAGGTATGGCATAGAACGATTAGCCAACGTATCTGCCAGCGAGTTGCCGAATTCCGTTACATTATCAACTACGATGTACATTACGCCGTAGAGTTTCGCAAGCGTTGCATTTTGACGTGTGAATTCCTGTAATGTAGTACCCTCTCGGTCTACATCATTAATGAATTCATCAAATAGTACAGATTTGCTATATTCTCGCTTGATTTCATCTTTAAAAATAGGGTCTACGCTCGCATTGAGGATAGGCCCTGTATAGTTTAGATAATATGCAATTTGACGCCGAAAGTTAATCGAATCGGTTCCCTCGCGTCTGTGCGGCGTGATTGCAGCACCGCTGGCGAACATACCGCTACCATAATAGGCGTCATGTAGTATCTCGTATTCATCTGTTCGAGGATTAGAATAAATAATTGCCATGTAGTCCCCTTTCTAATATATGTTAATGCGGCCACTTCTAACCTGTGGCGCGTTTATCTTCTCCGCTATCCCTGTTAATGCATCGGGCGCGTCATCGTGTGCGTTCTTGCCCTCTCGTTGGTATCTCGTAATGTCAGCAGCCAACTGAGGCCACCTATCACGCCAATTCTTAGGCATATATACATGGTTCATAACCCATGTAGCATTTGACTGAATCCGTGCTATTTTGTTGCCACTTTGATGAAACATATTAATCACGCACTTATTAGAATTGTATTTCTGTTTGAGTATGCTTTGAACATTGCGCCCAAACCCTCGGCCGCCGTTATTACTTTCTATATCGGCCACATTCACGCCGTTTCTATGCAGCATATCCGCTACCTCTGGTTCTGTGGTTTCCATAGCATCCTTTGTATAGACTACATCGAGGATATACGCCTCTCCCTCATATACGCCGTATGTAAAGCTAGCTAGGCAATCGCTGCCAGTATCGGCTGTATCTGTGTAGTTTTTAATGCAAGAAAATAACACATTGCCTTTTGTATCTCTTGGCAATGTGTCATATGTGAGGATATTCGTGTACAAGCACCCTTTGAGGTCAATCGGTACTTGCTGATAGTTAGCGCTGGCTATATCTTCGCCCATAGCGCGAACCTTTGACATATACGAGGCCTTAGACAATACCTCTTCGCATAGCATCGAGCCGTCATCTTGTAAGGCTTTCATGGTGATGACTTTCGCCTTAAATAACGGGTCATCTTTAAAATGTTCAATAGCTCGTCCTGCTAGGTCATCACTCGCCCAGCGCGTCATGATAATTATAATCTTTCCGCCCTCTTCCAAACGTGAAAGCATTGTATTCGTAAACCACTCCCAATGTTTCTCTTTCACGCTGGCATTATAGGCCTCTTCGCTGTTCTTAATAATATCGTCAATAATCATCAAGGAACAGCCGAACCCTGTAGCGGTGCCTGTTGGCGATGTAGCTAGATATGAATTCGTGTATCCCTCTAGGCTCCATAGATGAGCCTGTGCGTCGCCTACTGCCACATGAACGCTAGGGAATACATCGCTAAATACGATAATATCATCATCAGCTTTATTCTCTTGAATTGCGTTTCTTACCGATTTACTAAACATTTTAGATAATGTCTCGTTGTATGAACCAGTCATTATCTTAGCGGCTGGATTATTTCCTAGCCACCACTGCGTAAGATGTTGCGCCGTTAAACTTTTACCATGTCGAAGCTACGGGGGCAAATTCATGATAAGAACATTGTATTCATCATTCTTGATAAAGTTTTCTAGCTCATTACATAGCTTGACTAGGTATTTTCTGCTTTTCTTGTAAAAATTACCCGTTTTTAGTTGGCAATAATAAAAAAACTCGCGCCGTGCGAGTTCCCTTTTAGCTAGTTCTATGATTGTTTCTTTCTTATCTCGAATTTGCATATCCTCACCACCTTTCGCTATATATGTAAATCGAGTTTAGTCATTGCCGATAAGTTTCTTAATATCAGCCGTATCAATTCCATCGAATGGGTTTTTAACCTCAACGGCTGCGTCTATGTTCTTAGTGTCTCGCCAATCTGCTGGGCGTCTATTTTTAAGCCAGAATATCAAAGAGGTCGAGTTCGGTGCCACGTCCTTAGTAGTGCGTTTCACCTCTACGATTTCGCTCTCGCCAGTCTCTGGGTTATATATCCGTTCTTTCACCACTTCATCATACTTGTAACCCATAGCACTTTTAAGCAAGGCATTCTCAACCATAATGTCAATAACTTCCTTACCTCTTTTTAATGCGTTTGAAAAGTCGGTATATTTTGCTTTCCATGCGTATAAAGTAGTTCGATTAATGCCGATATTGTTGGCTATTTGTTCATCGGTGAGGCCATTACGCGCCCAACCCTCTAGCTTAATCAAATTATCTGGCTCAAGCCATTGCTCATATTTAGGCGTACGCCCTACTCTACGTTTTTTCTTTGGTTCTGCTTTCTTCGTCTTAGTCGCCATAGTCTCACCTCGTTTCTATGAATAGCAAAAGCACCCCGCCGAGTTTCCTGTTACTCGTACGAGGTGCTTTCGCCGTTGTATTTTAGTGTAGTTTGAAAGGATGATAAATGAATCGTAGAATCTTTTACAACACCATTCACCACTAACAGTATACCACCGCTATAATGCACTGAATATGACAACTTTTTGACAACTTTTATAGTGCATAAGCACCAAACAGGTATATCGAAAGGTCATCTATTCCTTTTTCAAGCCACCTGTATATATTCCGCTCTACTGTGTTATGTTTCTCGGCTATTTCGCCGATAGTCATATCGTTAATATAGCGGTCAATCACACATTCACAATAATGCTTACCGCTGTTTGCGCAATATTCGCTATACGATACTAGCATTCTATCAATGTGTTCGATAATCAATTCAGTGCGCCGCTTACTCGCAAGAATAGCCTCTATCTGCAACAATCCGCGGCGGTTGAATACTTCGTACAATACTGTTTGTAAGTCGCTCGGCGTCAATGTATCTTCGCTTTTCGCGATAGCGCTTTTACAATGTGCTTTCATAGCCGTGTATCCCTCGAGCAGCGTTGTAGTATTCTTATAGGCTCGCTCGTTTTTCTTGGCAAGCATATCTTCATTGTGCCTGTTAAATTCAGAAATCGCCGTTTGTGCTGCTGTTTCTGCAGCTATTTTGACGATTTGCTCTACTTCCCCCTCTGTGAAAGTCCTTTGATGTTCCATATGCTACCCCTTTGCCCATTGCGAAAGTACTGCTACTACAAATATACCAATCATGAGAAGAGTTGTGCAAAACGCCACCCCTATAATCAACATGGCAATATCGAATACTTTTTCCATTATCTCGTCAAGCATCTCGTTAAGCGTCTCTTTATCCAACTCTTACCGCCTTTCCGTTGACTACCTTATATGCTGTTTCATTTCCATAATATGTACCATTTGGGATGCGTTTATTTCTGATGAGCCATTGCCTAATAAGCGTCTCCACGCCTTGGCGTAATTCGTCAAATTCAGCTTTCGATACATTACTCATCACATCATCATCACACACTACAGTTTCACATTCATTTTTTATTACTTCGGCTAACTCACAAGCCCATCCACACGCACGAGGCCACCACTGCGTACATTCAATGATGTAAAATATATCTTTATTTTGCTCTTTTGCCTTTTGTGCGCCTATACACTTAGCGGCCGCCATGCCTTTGATTTCTTTTTCTTTGGTCCATTCATAATTACCGCTCTCGAATGTAATCAAGTATTTATTCATTCATTATCACCCGCCAATTTTGCGTACTTCCAATAACAGCTTTTTTCACAATTATTACTCCACGAGGTAGTGCCATTAGCCCACGCATACACTTTTTCATTTTCGTATTTTGCAAAATGCCTGCGCACCCATGGCTCTTCATCTTTCATTCTGACAAAAATAGGCGTATCAATCTCAACGCTTTCCCAGTCAACAATACCAATATACTCGCCTATATCAATACATTGCCATTTATCAGCGAAACATGTACATTCTGTCGGTACCCTCGGCGTCCATACAGTCATAAGCGTGTCGCATTTGTAAAAAAATACGCCACCTTTTGCAACTTCGGCTTTTCTATACCCCAATTCGTACATAATTTTAAATAAATAGTCTGTGAATTCTTTCTTTGTCATGTTATTCCCCTTTTACAACCCAATTTTTTCGCATTTACAGCCTTTCAAAACTATCCTATCAATACATTTCATCAACTTTCGATATTCTAGCTTTGTAATTCTTCCGTCATCGTAATACTCTGTGCATTTATGGCTAGCGTCGATTAAGCTGCTTAAATCGTAGCTTAATAAAATGCGGTCTCTAAGCTTTTTGTACCATGCTGTCATCATCGATTCCTCCATTTCATGCATCCAATTCGTAGGTAATACATCAATTCTTTATCACTCAATGGATATGCCTCTTTTCTCTGTTTAGCGCGTTTTATGAATCCGCCAAACTCGTATATATTGCCTCTAAAATCATCAGAATCAATTTCATCAATTAAAATTAATCCTGCATCTTTAAGGAAGAAATTAATTTCATTTCTATTTTCTTCATATAAATTTCTAGGCATTGCATAATACAAGTACTTTACATTTTTACAGTCATGGTATCGTTTCTTTTTAAAGTCTCGCCTAAAATCATGAATGTCTGTTTTGATTTCGACTTCTGTTATAAATCGAGTTTTTAAGTCGATATATATAAAATCGGCCTCATACTCTGTTGTGTTGTTGCAGTACATACTGACATTAGGAATACACACTTTTTTAAGAAACATATGATTCCCGAGTACTGTTTGAATATCATGTTCAGTCATTTTGTGCCTCAGAAATTACAAACAATATAATCGACGTTGCGTAAAATTCAATTACTATAAACAATACTTTTAACGCATCGCTGCCAGTAATTCCGAATAAACCAATTAGCCAAAGTATGAGGGCGATTGCGAGCGCAACGCTCGCAACCTTTCCCATTAATCCAAATACGGCGCCAATTATTAATAATAACCCTTTCATTGTTCTATCTCCTTATATTCATCTCGTTTAATATGATATGGCTTACTATCCTCTACGAATATGCCTCTATGGTGGTATCCGTATCTGTTAGCCCATGCACGAAATACCTTTGTTAGTTCTTCGCTTAATTCGTCTACATGCTCACGTTCGACGTTATATAAATAATCCTCGTCCGTGTCATAGACTTCATCTGGTAGCATTTCTATAACATTTTCGATTACTGCATCCCCGTCAATATCGGGAATGTAAAAACTAGGGTGTCCGATTCCGATAACAATATCATCGTTATCTGGTCTATGTAATTCTAGGTAGCTTTTGACTGCCTGCTCTACGCTATCCTCTGGGCCGCCGATTCCGTTGGGCGTAACCCAGCAATATTGTTTTCTATCTTCTACTAACACAATTAGGCTCCTTTCATCGTCGCTTTTCGTTTTGCCATTGTCTCTCCTCGTTTAATGCCGCATGTCGAGATGAGCCAAGAATGTCGGAATTTTGCGTTCAAAGCGCTCAGATATTGCTTTCATAGTCTTTCATCTCCATTCTTTCAATTTCATCAATGAGCAACCCTTTATATCCCTCAAACGCTATGTCACTACCATGCGATACATTGTTGAGAATTGTATCTGCCACGCCACTCACAAAAGCCAAACACTCAATTGCGTTAAGCCCTTTGATTTCGACTTCTAACTCGAATTTTCTATTCTTGCCGCATTCTGCCTTAATGTATCCCATGTTATCCCCCTTAATCCGCAATTTCTGCACATACGAATTTCAATGTAATTTCATTTGTGATGATTTCTTTCACGTTGGCGATATTACCGCAATCAATCGTGATTTGATTGTTGATTGCCTCTTGCACCGCGTCCGCTTTATCGATAGCGTCGCTTTCCGATGTAGCTGCTATAACCGCCTCTATATCAATTTCGCCTTTTAGGCGTAGTCTGTACTCTGTTTCGTTCATGTGTGTGGTTTCCTTTCATCATTAACTTTCGATATTCGATATATGAGATTGAGGTAGGGGCTTTCGGTTTAGCCTTAGCCCCTCTCTTGGCAACTTGTCGGCGTTTTAGCCGTTGAGCGGTGTCGCACTCTCTAGCTTTCGCCTTGGCATATTCATCGCATAAGATACTTGATTCGGTAATTTGATGAATTGCAATCACTACTCTAGGATTGTCCTTATCAAGCCCTACGATTTCCGAGCCGTCATAATTCACGATATATTTATCGTCCTCAATGATTCCAGCGTCTTGCAATATGTCGGAAGTTGCTTGTAACAGGCCAACCAAATCGGGCCAGCCCCGTCTGTCTTGTAAATAATAACGGCAACATACTGAGATTGGTCCTTGAACAGTGCCAACATGTGCCAGCTGCAACAATGCCGCCTTTTCGTATCGAATAAATGCATCCGAGGGTAGGAGTTTTGTGATATTGCCCCTCTTAACAATGCGGCTGCTGTTCTTTTTCGTCCTTGGTTGGCCGTGAATTACAATTTCCAAGATTTCACCTCTATATCTTTTGCATTAATTTTTAATTTGGCGTCGATTTCCGCCCCGTCTTGCCCTATGTAATATTTCTCACGAGCATTTTTATCGTCGGAAAATTTAAATGAGCATACAGGGCGAATAAATCAATTTTCTAATCTGTGAGACTGCCCCATGAATACTGCGACTTTATACTCGCCGCGTAAGCGGTCATATATGCGGCCGCTGTAATTGTCTTTAGTCCATTGGTCGCTGTAGTTTGTGGTAAGGATAATCGGCCTCATGCTGTTGTATCGTTCAATGATGATACTTTCGACTTTAGCCGCTACCCAATCCGATTTAGAGTATTCTGCCCCGAAATCATCGAGCAGCAACATTGGAATGTGTTTCAACTTTTGCTCATAGGCAAGGTACGCCACTCTATCGCCTTTCGATAGGGTGAGCATAGTATCAAGCAGGTTAGGCATTGAAATCATCATTGCCCCTGTGTTTAACTTCATCACCTCTTTCAAAATGCATACAGCGAGGGACGTCTTACCTGTGCCAGCGGGTCCCCTTAATATGAGGCCTTTTCCTGTATTCATGTACTTCGCCAGATTATCCCTGTAATCTTTAACAACGGCATACGCCTCTTTATCATCACTTTGAAATACGCCATTTTCTTTAAGCCAGTCAAAACTCATGTTGTAGTAACGTTTAGGAATGCCAGCAGCTGCATATGTTTCGTTGATGTTAGTTTTAAGTACAATCGGCTTGTCATAGATCGGCTTAAAAAACTCAATCTTTTCCGTAGGTCTTGGCCGCCTCTTGTTCCCAATCGACTTGCTCATCTTGTCTCGTAGTCGCTCGAGTGCTGCCATTACGTCCATTTGCTCCATTTTCTAACCTCTGATTTTTCAAAATTCCCTCTACATATTGCACCCGTGATTTTCCTTTCTCTTTTGCTATGTGTAAGGCGTCCGCTACATTGACAAGACCATATTCAGCGATAAGGTCATCGAGCGTGCCTTTTACAAAAGAGGAAATCACTCCGAATGAGTTCGTCCACAAATCATAAATATCAATATTTGAAACAGGGGAAAGAGATTGAGGATTTTCGATTTCTTTATCCTCTCTAGTTGTAGATATAGTTATATCTCTATCTCTGTGTCTAACTATATCTCTATCTCTATTGTCTATCTCTTTCTCTATCTCTATCTCTATCTCTCCGTAACAGGTTTGTAACGATTGCGAACATTCTTGTAACATAGGTGTAACATTGTTACATAATTGCGTAACATTGTTACACTCTAAATCTTTTGACTTTTCTCTATGTTTCCGCATTCTACTGGCTGCAGCGGTTTCTGAGCCTGTATTGTTGTTTGCCTCGGGTAGATAATACTCGTCATTTTCGCATTCAATTAATAAACCATTTTTTAAGAGATAATTTACAGTTATTTGAACATTTTGTTCATCTTCATCAATGTCAAGCGCTAACTCTGAAACGAATGTATCCTCATAGCCGTCAAAGTATAATTTCCCGCCGTCAATGATTGACCTTAATAACATTTTGAGATAGATAATTGTGTAGGTATCCCCACCAGCTACCCGCCGCAATCGCTTAATTTCTTTCTTTTGGAAGAAATCCTTATGCAGCCGTAGCCAGTAATATCGCTTAGGTTCTGCCATGTTGCTCCTTTCTATTTGACAGGAAATAACGTGATATAATCTCTATCGATTGTCTTGCCATATAGCCCAATCTGTAGGGCGTAGTCTAAAATGCTTTTTACTGTATTGGCTGGTACACCTGTTTCCTTTTCTATTCGCACCATAAACGTAGGCGTGTAAGAAATATAAAACGCCCTTAATGATTCGATAAAATCCCTTACCTTCACCCAGTCAGCGCCGAATTGAGCGAGCATTTTATCGTTATTTGTCATCATGTACTACCTCGCCAGTTTCTGCGTCGATAACATCGCCACCTACGATATAGGTATCATGATTTGTAACGGGTTCGCCTGTTGGTTCATTATCGCCAATTTCTGCGTCGATAGTCTCACCGTCGAATGTAGCGTCAAGTTCGCCGTTTTCATTCATTCTAATCACGGCCCCGTCATTGCTAACCGCTTGCGCCATATGAACATCTTCAATGCTAAGAGGCCCAAACTTTGATAGCAGGCGTTTGAGAATGGTCTTTTCGGCCATTACGTTAAAATCTGCAACGCCCCATTTATCAGTGCCGCCCTTATAGTTTTGAGCGTACTTTTGAGCGTGTTTCTGAGCCTCATCGATTGTCATAAATAAGTACTTCTCGAATCCGTTTTTTAGCTTAAAATAAGCTAGATAACCGATGACCTTATCGGATACTCTTTCACCGAACTCAAATTGACCTAGTAGGCGGTTCTTTGTTTCAAGCTCGCCCTCGTATACAGTTGCTGAGCCCATGTCAATATACTTGTTAGTACGTTGTGCTAGCTGGATATATCCCTTATATCCGAGTTGGAATTGTGCAGCCCCTTTATAAGGCACGATATACGCAAAGCCTAGAGATTGATTGATTGGCAAGTCCAACATGGCCGCCTGTGCTGCTGCACCGATGACTGTCGTGGGGTCGGCTTTCATAAGATAATTACTACTATTTGTTACGGCGATAATGCTCGATATAAACCCAGCCGCCTTTTTGCCGAGCATTTCTTCAAATCTCTTTTTGAATGCTGGTGTTTCGAGCATGCCTTTTACTGTCTTAGCCTCTTCTTGAGCTACGATATTATTTTTCTTTAATTCAATTCCTGTTGTAGTTGCCATTAGACCACCCCTATAGTTAATACTTTCTTTTCAAAATCCACCATTAAAAATGTCGCTTCTTTAACACCGAATTCCGCTATCACTTTTACATCAAAATCATAAGGAACAGCCTCGAGAATCTTTCTTAAATCGTGCGTTTTCATTATTTAATGTCCATTCTGCGGCTAGGTTCGCCGACTTTAATATATTGTTTATGTAATTCTGGATAGTCATCCTTGAACGCTTTGGCGTCAAACGTTTCACGCGGTTTCGTAGATTTCCATGAAACATAATGCTCGCCGTATGTGGCTTTTTCGTTATCTTTCAAGAAATCTTTCATCACGTTTTCAATGCCACGCTTTTTAGTTTCTAACTCGGATAGTTGATTTTTGATTTCTAAATAATCGATAATCATGTTCCCGTAGTTAGCAGGTAGCTCCACGCTGCGGCCGTTGCTCTTTTGATAGAGTTTTTTGAGTGCGTTTTCGCATTGTTTCGTATCATCTGGCGCTGGCATGGTCTTATTTTTAACCAATTCCCAGAATGCTGCCCCAGTGTCGATAATTGCAGCTATAACTTCCTCATTACGCTTGATTTCCTTGTAATAGAATGTATTTCCGCCTACGAGGCAAGCTATCCACCAGCTAGATTTACCCGTTACCGCCATGTAATGCTGGCATTGGATATAATAAGCGTCTGGCACATTGTCGCCGTCCCATTCATTAGCTTTGAATGCGTTGGCCGTCTTACATTCGAGGCCAGCGTCTAGGCCGACGATTTCGCGGTCGATGTTAGCCAACAAATAAGGGTATTCATCACTTTGTAGAGTGAAATTGTTATTGCGTACCTTGTACCCGCTACGTTTGGCGAATTCCTGCGCTACTACTTCCTCGAGTACGTTACCCCAATACATTGGCTCGCTTTCCTTTTCCTCAACGGCGTCGCTCGTTTTATCGAGCCATACATCAATAGGGCTGCGCCAAGGGCTTAACCCTAGTACTGCGGCCATATCCGAACCGCCGAGGCCTAACTTACGAACCTTTAACCATGCCTCTCGAGTGGCGTTTTTGCTGTCAAAAATTTTCTTGTACATATTTGTGTGGTTTCCTTTCTTTTGACAATTAAGAATAGATACATTACAATGTTGTTGTGTGGTTTCCTTTCGTTTTTAACGACTGGAATTAGGAACCTTTAACGTTTTGCGTTAAGGGTTCTTTTTTTATGCCAATAACACGGCGATAATAACAAGGCAATGTAAAACGAATACCGCCGAGAGTGCCATACCTGCAATCATTAAAAATTCAATAATAAAATTCATCGTTTCACCTCTAAACTAACCAAAGCACCACGGCCGCATATATCAACGCTACCCAGCCAATTACGCCTATAATGTCAATAAGTTTCATTCTGTTTTTCTTCACACGTCTGCGTCTGCGCCGTGGTCTTTGTTGTGTCATCATTGTGTAGTTTCCTTTCTTTCCATGCCTCAAAGTCCGCTAGATTTTGAGGTTTACTATAAAACTCATATATCGCGTCTATAAGTAACTCCATATCATTTACCTATAAAGCGATTAATAAAATACTGCTGGCCTTTGCCTGTTACCTTTGGCGTTTTGTTTATTGTTGTTCGCCCGTCTGCGTGAGTAATTGCTGTTTCTTTAATTCTGAAAAGTCCTAACTCCATAGCCCGCTGCGTCGGTGTATTGTAAGAGTTGCCTTTCCTAGAAATCAAATATCCCTCTTGTCTTAGTCGCTCAAACAATCTATTTTGTCCAATGTTATGGCCGTTTTGATTTAACAGTTTTGCTAAATCGCCGACTAATATATCGGTGTCGCTTGCACTTACCGCATCAGCAAATATCACTTTCGGTCGTTGGGCCTCTAGTAATGCTTTGGTTTTATTGTGCTGCTCTACCTCATCGGCATAAGCTCGTAAAGCCTCTGGCAAGGTTTGAGGGATATTCATAGAGTAGCTGCCTGTTTTGCGTAGTGCAGGGAGTACTTCGTGTGTTATCCAACGTTTGAATTCTTTTGCCTCTGGCTTACGGCTTGAAAGTACCAAGCTATATAGTCCATATTCATTGACGATATTTGTTTCACCTTGACGCCCTAGATTAAATCTAGCCCGTTCATCATCATCTAATCGTTTCAACGCATCTGTTGTATTTTTGATTTCTAAACAATCACATACGTCTTTAGCAACGAACCACGGTTCATTATTTTGTAGGATAATTCGAACGTCTCCAAACATCGCATTATTAAACACTTGTAATTCGTTCATTTTTTCACTCCATTAAATGCGTTTTAAATCGTATTTTTTGCCCAAAAAAATATTATCTAAGCTTACATGATAATATTTAGCCAATGCTTGTAATAAATTAATCGGAATGCCACTACTATCATTTTCGTATTTCAATAATGTTTGATGGTGAATTTTCAAATCACTCGCAACCTGTTTAGCACTCAAATTATAATTAACTCGCAAGGCTCTCAAACTAATTTTACTCATTTTAAATCACCCCCTTTATTAGTTTGTTCCAAAACCTTAATTACATATTAATACGAATTAAATCGTATGTCAATAAAAAATTCGTATTTTTTCGTATTTACTATGTTTTTTACATTTACAAATACGAATTAATACAATATTATATACTTAATAATAGTAT